GCTGGTTGTGTGGAAGCTATCGCTCCTCAGGTGCAAGTCACCAGTGGCGATGTCTCCGTTATCTATCAGGGTGATGTGATCCTGGGTCGTCTCGCCATGGGCGCTGACTACCTGAATCCCGCTGCTGCCGTTGAGCTTTATGCTACCAACGTCAAGCCTGGTGCATTCTGATCTTTCTTTGGGAGCCTCTTGGTGGACGTACTTCGTCCGCCCTTCGGGGGCTCCTTTTTTTTAATTCTTTATTGATTATAAGACTCATTTACAATTATGCCTTTCCCTACTACTGGCTCCAACACTGAGCTACAAGCTGTTAATCAGATCCTGGCGTCAGTTGGTCAGGCTCCTGTAACCACGTTGACAACTGAAGAAACTCTTGTACTTAGTGAAACCTCTAGGTTCACAGGTTATATTACTGGCACTACACTGTATACTTCTAAAAGTGATTTGACCCAAGGGTCTTACATTGGTGGTACTGGTGTGGAAGACAACACATCTATTGCTACGACACGTGCTGTGTTTACTCCAAATGCTAGTGCTTCTGGTACTACACTTACTTCTACATCTGCCTTCATTCCTAAAGGTGTGTCTATTAGTAGTTCAACTATTACTATACCAGTTACTGTAGATAGTGGTCCTACCGATGTAGGAGGTGGTAACTTTGAATACACCATTAGTACAGCTACTACTGCCACGGCTGCTAACCTCACACTCAGCCCTATTTACTATAACCATACACTAAACATTAATCACGGTACTAATGTCGGTAACACTGTTACCCAAGCCAGTCTAACCCAATCTAATGTTACAAGTAGAGTTGAAACTCAAACCAACCCGGACGTTGCGATTGCACTCAACACCCTGAGGGAAGTCTCACGTGAAGTACAAAGTGAAGGATGGTCTTACAATAAAGAATACGATTACCCGATTACACCTGATTCTAGCGACGAAGTACGGATTGCTAACAACGTGCTCCAAATGGATCTGAATAGAAATTACACACAAAACATCGGTAGAGCTTCTGTAAACCGTGGGGGTAAACTCTACGACAAAAAAGCCCACTCTTATAAGTGGACTGACGAAACACTCTATGTTGATATTACTTGGAACTTTGACTGGGAAAATATCCCACAACCTATCCAAGCATATATTGTAGCACGTGCTGCAGGTATTGTGTCTAGCCGTATTATTGGCGACCCTAATCAATATCAAATGCTCCAACAAAAAGAAGCTTATGCTCGTGCTATGGCAATGGAGTATGAGTGTAACCAAGAAGATGTTTCATTCTTTGGAGCACCTAAAGGTGGTGACTACTATCAACCTTATCAACCGTTCCATACCTTGACACGCTAATGCCAGCAGTAACTCAGCTAACTCCTAATTTTCTTGGCGGTGTATCCCGTCAGAATGATGATAAAAAATTACAGAATCAGGTAACTGAGTGTCTTAACGGTTATCCTGATGCAACCTTTGGTCTACTTAAAAGACCTGGTATGAAATACACTAACGTGTTGCGTAAAGCTAATGGTGATGCTTATACCCAAAGTGAACTAGCAGGTGCAGCTTGGTTTTATATTGACCGTGCTGCTGCTGGGTCTTATATTGGTTGTATTAAAGGATCTGACATCTTTGTTTGGACTGCAGAAGATGGTACGTTCTGTACTATTACCGATAACGCTGGTACGTATTTAACTGATTTTGACGCTCCTGCAACAGAACCTTCTTTTCATTTTAGAAGTATTCAAGACACTACAATTATTACCAACAAAACTGTTAACACTGCTATGCAGGCAGCAGGCACGTTTTCAGCTGGTTCTGTAGCTACTATCAAATTAAATACTCTTACGCCAGATGATGAATTTACAGTTACCATTAACAACATAGACATCCTTAACGGTAATGGTACCGGCCCTATAACATCTACAAATAACACAACATACGATGATATGTTGTTTCATGTATTAGATAATACTGGGGCCACTGTTCCAAGTGAGAATGATCTAGATCACCATTTAATTGATGCTATTGTAAACTACCTTCGTACTGACAGTAATTTTAGTAATACAGGTACGTGGTATTTAGAAAGTTACGCTAATAGTATTGTTATTAAGCACACTGATGCTGTACCTGCGTCACAAGCTGAGTCTGTTGTTCTTGACTACAGTGCACCAACTGGTAATCCTGTAGCATTTGATATTGATGCCAGAGGTGGTGTTAATAACATTTCGCTAGAGGTGTTTGAAGATGATGTAAATAATGTTAGCAAATTACCTTTAGAATCTTTTGGTGGTCATATTGTAAAAATTCTAAACAGTAATAATGCAGAAGATGACTATTACGTTAAATTTGTTGCGTATGATTCCACTATAAATAGGGGGCGTGGTTATTGGGAAGAGACTCATGCTCCTGACGTTTCTCCAGGACTTGATCCTAATTATATGCCTCACAGGTTAAGTAACACAGGTCCAAATACATTTACATTTGAACCTATTGATTGGAAGGGACGGTTGACTGGTGATGATACTACTAACCCACCTCCCTCTTTTATCACAGTTAACGATACATCACCTGTAACTTATACTGGTAAAAAACTTAACTCTACGTTTTTTTACAGCAACCGCTTTGGTATGTTGTCTGAAGATAACATAATTCTTGGTGTAGCAAACGATAGTTATAATCTCTTTACTAGATCTGCATTGACACAGATTGACTCAGATCCTATTGATCTTAATGTGTCTAGTGTGCGTCCTGTTGTGTTGTCTGACGTTCTACCTTCTCCACAAGGTTTGTTGTTGTTTAGTGAACGTCAACAGTTCCAACTGTATGCAACTGATGCTAGTGTTCTTACACCTAGTTCTGCAGTAATCCGTGCACTCTCTAACTATGAGATGGCTACTGACATTGCACCTGTGGATGTAGGTACAACTACTGCCTTTGTTAGCCGTGTTCCTGGTTATAGTAAGTTGTTTACTATGCAACTACGTAGTGTGGAACAATCACCTATTGTAATAGACATCAGTAAAGCTGTACTTGAATGGTTGCCTGATACTATTGATGGTATTACTACCAGTCCACCTAACTCTGTGTTGATGCTTGTAGACAGGGATACCTCTTACCTGTACCTTTATAGATATTATAATAATGGTAAGGAAGATCTATTTCAAGCATGGACTAAGTGGGAATTGCCTGGTACTATTCAATCTGCAAAGATTATTAACGATGAGGTGTTCGTTGTTTCTCAACATGGAACTGAATACACCATTGGTTCTATTGCGTTAGATGAGTTGCCAGCTGGTTCTACTATTGCGACTGCATCTGGGTTTAGCGGTAACCCTGTACTAGACATGGCTACACGTCCGGTTAGCCCAGCAGTTGGTGTTGACCCTGTTGTCTATGATGAAACAAACGACATCACTAAAATCTACGTACCGTACACACCTATTGCAAATAAAGAAGCTGCTATGCTTCTGACTGTTCCTACAGCAGATAAAGGTACAGATGCTGTGATTGATGCTGATCCCGGTTACTGGGCAAAAGCAACCGAACGTACTGAACTTGGTACAGGTTATCGTTACTTTGAAGTAAAAGGTAATTTCCTTGAGTATGCTGACGGTATTATCGTTGGTTATAATTATGACTTTGAAGTTACTTTACCTAAATTCTACTACAGGCGAAACGAAGTTACAACTGATTACACTGCTCAACTTACTATATCTAGAGCTAAGTTTTCTATTGGTCGTACTGGAGCAATCCAGTTCAAGCTAAAAGCACAAGGCTCTAACGAATGGAAAGATATTCAGCACAACATGGAAGCTGATTATTATTCTGCTGATAGTAATCCTGTTGAATCAGAGAAAATTTTTATCGTACCTGTACACCAACGTAATACTAATTTTGATCTTAAAGTGACAAGCAATTTCCCATATCCTGTATCATTGGTATCAATGATGTGGGAAGGTAACTACTCTCCCCGATTCTATAGGAGGACTTAATGTTTGAATTAAATAAAAACTACAACCTCTTGGATGAACAGCTTGCTGAATCGGGGTTGGAAATGTCTGTTATTTCTGCAGCAGGTGCAGGCCTTTTGCTTGATATTGGTAGCAGCTTGTTTGAAGGTATCATGGGCTCTAACCAAGCCAAAGAAGCTAACGAACAAGCTGAACGTGCTTACGAAATGAATAAGCTTCAGGCTGAGCTTGATGCTAATGTACAAAATGAAGCAAATAGAACTGCATTTGGTATTCAACAACTTAACTACCAAACCAATCGTAAGTATGAATATGCTAATGCACTGCGTCAATGGCAGTACAACGACAGCATTCAAGACTTTCAATATCTTCAAGCATATAAGGCGTATGGTAAATCAGTAGAAAACACTGCTGATCAACTTACCTACAACAACATTGCTCAACAAGAAGCCCGTATGGCTGAACAAGCTGCGTTGAATGAAGTGTATGATGAGTATGCTTTCCAACGTCAAGGTGCCTTGGTAGACCAAGTACAAGCAGAAGGTAAGGCTGCACTTGGTCAAGCAGGTAACTCTCGTAACAAGGCTATGCAATCTACCATTGCTAGTCTTGGTAGGAACGCTGCAATCATGGATGCTAGTTTGTCTAGCTCTGTAGAGCAAACTCAACGTAACTTGAGACAGATTGCATTTGGTAAGTATGCTGCTGACTTGCAAGCTAATGCAAGTATGATGATTGAACCTGAACGTGGTCCTCGCATGATGCGTCCAATGGAAACACCTGAAAGGATATTCATGGCTCCTTTACCTGTGGCTCCTGCTGCTGTACAACGTCCTACAAAACAAAATACTATTGTTCCATTGATCTCTGGTATTAGTGATGCTGCTAAGAGTGCGGCTACTTTTGATTGGAGTACATTTTAACAACATAGGTGGCTAATGGCTAAACAAGAAAAATTCCGAAGGTCAGCGCAGTCGCTTGGTTTCAAGCCTATTCAAGTCAGCGGTAGTGAGATTGCTAACATGCGTGCTGAAAGCGCCCGTATGGCTGCAAGTATGCGGGATGCACGTAATGCTGAGATCTCAGAGCGTCAGCGTCAGCTGGCTGCAATGAAAGAAGGGCAACAAATTGAAGAATCACAGCGCAAAATTAATACTACAATTATTACTGGAAACTTTCAAAAAGAAGCAGATAGGTTGCGTTTAGAAGCTGACACCAAACGCCAACAACTTGAGATAAATCAGAAAGCTGCTTCTGATATGTTCAAGAGCATTGCTGATCTTAGTAAGACAGCTGTTGCTAAAGTACAAGAAATTGACGAAGCGAGGTTTGAAGAGGATCGCCTTCGTGCTTATGAGTTAGCTAAGGCTGGTCTTCTAACTCCCGAAATGATCAACCAGATCCAAGGGGAGGCTGAACTACAAGCAACTGAACAAGAGCGTTTGGGTCAAATTCAAGAAGCTGAGGCAACGGGTCGTATTGATTCTTTGACTGCTTCTAAACTCAAATCAATGAGTAGCGGTACTCGTCTTGGTCTTGAGCAAGGTACTGGTGTTTACAAGCTTACAGAAGTTTATAAGCAGCAGTTGCAAAAAGCTATTGCTGAAAACCCTGGCATGAGTTCTGAGGAAAATGCTCAGTTCATGACTCAGTTTTACCGTGACTTCCTTATCAACCCTGAGAATGCAGTCAATGGTAAACTGCTAATTGACATTAAACCTGAGTTGTTGCGTGTTGGTACTGCTGAAGTTCAACGTCTGCACCAAGGTATTCAAACAAAAGCACGTGCTAGAGAAGAGAAAGAATTAGCAGAAAAGCGTTGGGATGATGCCCAAACAATTCTAACTCAAAACCCTGCTCAATTTAATGATAATATCAAAACCTCTTTCCAAACTTGGAAGAGTGATTATGGTAATAAAGTAGCACTTAAACAATACGAAAGTCTTGCTACCATGCGTAAACCAAACGGTGAATTTATGTTCACCATGGAGCAGATTGGAAGTGCTGTTTTAAAACCTGAAGGTAAACCGTTTGCTAATGAGTGGCCTTCAAGGTTTGCAGACATGAAACAAGCACGTTCTACTGCAGACACTCAACAGCGGACTGCAGAAATGCAGGCTGACAACTTGGCATACAGAGAAGCTGAGCAACTTGCTCTTGAAAGGCTTCGTAATAATCCTAGCCAAGCTGCTGCTGATGAAGCAGTAAAAACGTTTAAAGATACCTACGGTAAAGTACCATCTTCTATTACTAAATTCCAAGCTAGTTATACGTTAGAAGCGGAAGCAAAAGCTAGACAAATTGAGAAACTTGAATCGATTCCTGATGGATTCATTACTCAAGAAGCTGTTGATGCTTTGTCGTTTCTTGACCAAACTGCTGCCAACCAATTACAGAAACGTTTTGCAAACCAGCAACGTAAGTATACCCAAGGTGTCTTTAAAAATCAATCTGATTCTTTTAAAGGCGTTGCAAATGGTGTAACCTCTTTTGGTACTAACAAACCAAATACTCCATCTAGTGTCTTTCTTCAAGAGCAGATGCGTGCAGAGTATAGGAAACGTGTTGACGAAGCTGTAGCAGGTGGTGCTGATTTTAATACAGCAGCAAATACTATTGGTATGCAGCTTGCTCAAGAAGTTAAAGATGGTGCGCGAAATCCAAACAGTAAATGGTATCGTAAAGCTACCAAAGCTGGTGGTGGTGCAGATTTCCCCAATCTAAACACTGGTAACGTTAGTAAAGTTGAACAAGCTCGCCGTAATTACCAAGCCCTTCAAAAGAGGATTAGTGATGACGGTCTTGAGAAAACTTTAGATACAGCAGAAAGTATTATTACCGCTGCAGAAGCAACAGCAATTATCCAACAATACGGTAAACCTGGTTTTGTAATTCCTACAGATGTACTTGCAGTTGCTGGCATGACCAATGGTTTAGATCCGTTTACCATTATTAACAGACAGCTTAAAGCTCTTAACCTGGTTGAACTACCTGTACCTACTCTTACCCAAACTATCAACAAAGAGTTGTCACCAGAACTAAGGCAGCAACTTTATAGTGATATTGCTGGTCCACAACAAAGGCTTCGTGCATTGCGTCAAGCAGGTGGTAACTTTAATGATGGTGGTAACCTGCGATCATCGTTTAGTGGTATCAACGGTACTGCTTCTAGTAACGACCCATTTATTGTAGCTATTGGTATTAACGAAGGTACACGTACTGCTGGTGGTGGTACAACTTCTGCTTACCGTGGGCATACAGATCCAGGAGACGGGAAGAGAAACCGTGGTACATTTAGTTATGCACCAGAGCGTTTCGGAACTGATCCTAATATGAGTCCAGAAGAAGCTGATGCTGCATACATGACTAACCTTACTGCAGCTAATAATAAGTATGCACCTATTCTTAAGCAACTTGGTTACCAAGAAGGTACACAAGACTACGCCATTGCAATGTTTAACATCCTTGACTTGACTGTTCAAGCACCTGCTGCTGTTAATGACTTTGTAAATATTGGTCTTAAAAATCTTGCTGGTATGCCTTTAAATGCCACCAATATTGGTGATGCTCGTGCTTATGCATTCTATAACCCGCAAACGGGTCGTTTAGAAGCATCTGGATTTGGTAACAACTTTGAACGGCTACGTGCTGATCAAAAGGCTCGCTCTATGACAATTATTAACAACAGAAGAAACTAATTAACTATGGAATACGATCCTTATGAGCAGTTTAGGGAGGATCCAGGTGAGATGGAGCTGTCTGATGAGTTTAACGCTCAGATGCAGCTTCAACAACAGGCTGAACAAGCCGCTCAACCTGAAGAACAACCCCCTACTCCTACGGGAGGACAGCCTAAACCAGCTCAACCCTCTGCTCCTTCTACGGAAGAAGCTACTCAAGAAGATATAGTATTCGATCCTTCTAAAGATTATTCTTATTACGCTGCTCAAGGTATGAGCCGTGATGAGTGGAACCGTCGCCAAATGGGTGGTGGTATTGACAGCTCACTTGAAAAGTTTGCAACTGACCCACGTGGTACTGCTGAAGTAGCACTTTCTATTCCTACAAGTTTGCTTGATTTTGGTACAGACTTACTGAATATTATTCCTGGAGTCAACATACCAAAAATCACTGAGTTTGAAAACGAAGTAGCACAATCAGTTCGTGAAATTTCTTCTGTTGTTGTTCCGACAATGATGGGTGCTGGTTTGTTAAATGCTGCTGGTATGGCAGGAAAAGCTAAGCTTGGTTGGTCCGTTTTGAACAATAAATTTGTACAACTTATCGGTCAAGCTGGTACTCAAATGGGTGCAGGTGTTGCAGTTGGTGCTGTTAGTCGTGAGTACACTGAAGATAACCTGACGGGTACTCTTAAACAATCATTCCCCAAAACGTTTGATTTCATTCCAGATAGCATGGCTACTTTGGCTGATGACGATGAAGACACCAAACGACAAAAGAACATTTACGAAGATCTTGGTCTTGGTATTGTTACTGACCTTGGTATTGGTGCTACTCGTTTTGTAAGTGCTCTTGGTGGTACTTCCGCTGCTCTGCGTGAATCAAACCGTTTGGTAGGTGAAACACCTGAAGCACGTGCTTGGTTAAGGACAGCAGAACCTGAGACCTCTGAGTTTAACCAAGCTGCTAAAGTGTTTGACACACAACCCCAGGCTACCGAATTTGAGCAGACCGCTAGGATTTGGGACACTGCAGAAAACTTTGAAGATCTTGGTAAAGAAGTACAAGAAGCTACTGTAAAAGCAAGGCCTAAGTTTAGTGAGCTTGGTCCTGAACAGCAAGAAGAAATGATCAAGGCTTACAGAGAAGGTGGTTTGTTAAGAGAAACACCTGAGGAAGCTGTCACACGTTCTGTTTTTAAACAAGAGCAAGCGTTGGATGAAGTAGGTGCTTATAATTACAGTCAAAACCCTGCACTTGATCAACCTCTTAAAGGTGTCCATGACTTGTATGACTACACTGAAATTGGTGTACGTACTGTAGATGACTTTGGTGTTGTTGGTGCTAGCATTGATGCTGCACGAATTGCACGTAACCTAGACACTTCTTATGGTCGTATTGGTAACATGATCTCTGAGCCTGCTCTTAAGTATGCTCTGAAGAGTGGTGATGCTGCTCAAGATATTGTGCTTGGTCTTGCTGATCAACTTAAGCAAGCTGGTCGTTTTGGTGCAGAAGGTGCAAACTGGAAGGTTACGTTTGATGATGTATTAGATGCAAACGAAGACGTTGCTATCCAACTGTTTGACCCACGCATGAGTAAAGCAGACATTCGACAGGTACTTGAACCGTACATTACTCGTGATGCAGATGGTAAAGAGATCCTTGCGGAAGGTGGGTTTGCTATGGCTGCTAAAGCCCTCAGAGGCTTCGGTTCAGAGCTGTCTAGTATGGATGTAGCAAGGGCACAGTCTTTGCTTGCTGGGAGCCTTTCTGGACGCATCTCAGACCTTTCTGAAGGTGCACGTCTAATGGCTGGTACTAGCGCAGTACCTGCAGCACAAGAGAAAATTATTGACATGATGCAATATGTCAGTCAGTTGTCTTCTTCTGCTAAGTACTACAAAAACCGTAAGATGGGTCTAATCCAACAAATTAAGAATGGATTTAGAAACATCGAAGGTTATAATGAAGCTACTGTGCTTGGTGCAGGTGAAGTAGCACAACGTATCTTTGCTGATTCCCAACGGTTTGGTGATAGCCTAAGGCAAATTGCTGCTAATCAACCACAACTTATGGATCAGTTCCTGATGGCATATGAACTTACTGATGGTCGTATTGACACTATTGTCAAGATGAATCAGTACATTGCCTCAATGACTACTGATCTTGGTAGTGCTCTTGTTAATCTTAACCCAGAAGTTCAAAACAAACTGGTTGCTGGTGTTTGGTCTAATATTTACAATAGTATTCTTGGGATTGGTTCAAGTGTTGGTGCTCTTGCTGGTAACTTTGGTGGTATCATTTCACAACCAACAGCACACTTTGCTGGCGCTTTAATGTCTTGGGATCTAAAAGCAATTCAACGTGGTTGGGTAGCTTATAGCTCTATGGGTGAAACACTCCAACGTGCATTACCTTATGCTGGTGATGTTTTCTTGCGTGCATCTCGTGATCCTGCCTCTGTAAGTTCTGCTACTCGAATTGATTTGCTTATGCAATCTGAACGTGAACTTGCCTTTTTGAAAGAAGCTGCACGTACTCAAGCTGCTGAAGGTAAAGAAGGGTTGCAGTATGTGGTCAATCAAATTGAAATGTTGAATGACCTTGCCAAAGACCCGGTTTTGCGCTTTGGTCCTAATGCTATGACAGCGTTGGACGGTTTTACTGGTGTATTTAATGCATCTGCAGAAGCACGTTTCCGTGCAATGGATGAGCTTATCTCATCTGGTAAACCCATTACTAAAGAAAACGTCAAACCTATTGCCGACAAATATTATAAAAAGATGTTTGGTGATGATGGTTTGTTGAAAGATGAAGCCGTTAAGTATGCCACTGATGAGATGGCATTGAACCTTGACACACCTCTTGCTCAAGGTATGACTGACTTTGTTAACGTTCTTCCTACTGTTCGTCCATTTATGATGTTCCAGACTACTGGAATGAACATGATTGACATCATGGGTAAGTATGGACCTTGGACGCCATTCCAACGTGATGTTAATGAATTAGCTTACACTCCTCTTGCTGATCTACTTGCAAATGAAGATCGTGTTAATGATTTGCTAAAAGCACGTAACATTAATATTGAAAATATGGATGTTATTGCTAAGCAAAACAAACTAGCAGATCTTAAGTACATGACTCGTGGTCGTAAGGCTATTGGTGGTCTTGCAGTGACTGGTGCGGTTGGTCTTTTTATGAATGATCGTATTACTGGTGATGGTCTTTATGATAAAGAATCACAAGCATCACGAGTAAAGAACTCTAACTGGAAACCTCGTAGTATCAAAGGTCTAGACGGTAAGTGGTATTCTTACGACTCTTTCGGTCCTTTAGCAGACTGGATGGCACTTGTTGCTAATATTGGTGACAACTTTGACATGTTAGGTGAAGCTGCTACTGAAAGGTTCTTTGAAAAAGCTGCTTTTGTACTTGGTGCTGCTATCACTGATCGCACTGCTTTGTCTACTCTCAAACCTTTGATGGATATGGTGAGTGGTAATGAAGGTGCTATGAGTCGCTGGGGTGC